CACCTAGTCCACCATTTGGTAGTAGGTCCCCCATTCATAAGCCTGATCGCTCAACTCGAGAAGAACGGACAGAACTGGTTCACTTACCAGGAAAAAGAAACGAAAGCGGACGCACGAATACGAATACAAAATATTACATCTATTAAAACCGTCGGTGTGAAAGAATAAAAAAGAGTTTACATCGAATATTAATCCATGGTATCGGAGTTTGTATGGTTTTAAGATATTTTGAAGTAGAGATTGAGAAAATACTGGTCCACGCAGACACACTCAGTTTCGATCAATTAATTAGAGCATGTCGAGAGTGCCTCGGTCTTATGCAATGCAAAGCAGCAGAATTCATTGGCATTATACCGAACCGTCTTAAACTCCTAGAGCAAGGAAGCTTTTCTTCAATGCCCTCCCCCATGGAACTAGCTAACCTATCCCGACTGTACGACATCAAACTCTCATACCTAGAGGAGAAGGCCTTAGAGCATGTGCAAAGAAAAACCAAACGAAGAGCCAAAGAATACATACCCCCGCATGTGCGTGAAATGCAAAAGCCTGCGGGAAAAAGATGATTACTATTTTGGCAGGGATGGTCGCCGTAGTGGCTATTGTCGTCATTGCCAACGTACCGTGGCTAAGCTACGTTATGAAAAACAAAAAGAAAATATAGTTATCCGTGTTCAAGGATGGATGAAATGAAATTTGAGATACATTCCAAGCCGCTTGCGAAAAAGAGACACCGAACAGCGTACGGAAAGACCTATAACCCCCAAATACGCGAGGCTACAGCCCATAAGTTTGTGTTGGCTCATCAAATGAGGGAGAATGGATTTAAACAGATTGTAGGCCCCTTAAAAGCAGAATTGCTAATCGATGTGGAAGTGCCCAAAAGCTGGAGCAAAAAGAAAAAACTAGAAATGATCGGCAGGCCAGTAACCACAAAACCAGACAACGATAATTACGAAAAATTCTACTTTGATGTCTTGAACGGAATTGGATTTTATGACGATTCTCAGATCTCTTTGAATTTGACTCAAAAAATATATGCTGATAAACCTAGAGTAATAATCGAACTAACTTCGATGGAAGGTCCTATGATTACGGAACACGCCATAACCTACAAAGATAAGCTATCTGCCGAGGAGCTAAACTACATCGTCAAGAAAGCTAATCGCCTAGGTCAGATGAAGAGAGCCATCACCCGTGTTTTTCAGCAAGAAGACTCAGAAGGAACACACATATACTTTGAAGCAGAAGGACTAAAGGAAAAATAATGACTATAGGAAAAGGAATGACTAAAGAAGTTGAAGTAGTAGCACCTCCAGAAATTAACTTTTTTATTGAAAAAAAAGAACTGCTGAGGATGACCCCAAAAGGAATTGAGCTTAATCGAGAGAATTTCCCAGACTTCAAGCCGGACGACTTCGCACGTGAGTTTCTGTTCATCTTAGAAGAGAACATTAACGTGAGTTTCAGTGTAAAAGACCCGAAATCTGGATTTGTTCTCAAACCCCCCGGAGAAAAGGATGAGTGAGCCCGAAAAAACACACTACGAAGAAGTAACCCTCAAGTTCCTTTTACCCCACACTCAACATGAGATGATGCTCGCCATTAAAGGTCCTGACTACGCTTCTGCTCTATGGGATATCCACGAGAAATGTCGCTCTACATGGAAGTACAAAGAGAACGCCACTGACGAAGAAATAAAGCTCGCCGAGGAGATTGGAGAGATGGTCACCGAATCAGGTGTGTTTGAGGATTACATATGAAGTGGATTAGTGTTGAAGACCAACTTCCTCCCCTTGGGTCCCGCGTCATGTGGAGTAGGGATGGGGGTGTTCTTCTGGGTAGTTTATATATGTTTAGCGATGACAATGGGGAATGCCTTGGTATCTGCGACGTCGACGGAAATTTTCCTCGGCACTGGATGCCTTTACCTCCACCCCCGGAGAAAGAATGAATTACATGAACTGTAACACGTGCCGAAAAGTAGTCCAAGTAAACGCCACAGGTATTTGTATGGGATGCCAATTGGGTTTTCAAGAACCTTTAGCAGAAGAAGCTTTTAAAGCTACAGGTAATGAGCCTATCGCTGTAGAAGAGGAAAGAAACGACGGTCTTATCACTGTCAAAGAGGAAATGCAGCGCCTAAGAGAAAGACAACAGGAGATACAAGATGCCATTCAAGAGTCAAGCCCAGAAGAAGTACATGTACGCGAACCTGCCAGAGACAGCAAAGGAGTGGGAAGCCCACACACCAAAGAAAAAGAAACTACCAAAGAAACTAAAGAAAACAAAATATGCAAAAACGAACATAAAAAGAAAGTAAACAGAAGAAAAGTAGTTAAAAAAGGTAATTAACTTATGAATAACTTTGAATTTGTAAAGTACGAAGTAACTCCTAATGATAACCACCTAGGCATTGCAACGGTCAAAGCATTCGGGAAGATTATTTTAAGACTAAAGATAGTAGAGAAGAAGAGCGGCGATGGGTACTTTCCCACAGCTCCTTCAATACGAATGGGTATAGAACCCAACATCACATACGTTAGCTCCTTCATGCTGGATTCAAGAAGCGATGAGGAAGAGTTAATGAACATAGTTAGAAATGGCATTAGGCCCCATATGAGTCAGCCAAAGGATAAAGACCCAAATATTGCGTCAACATTAGGCAGTTCCAATGTTGCGTCAACCCAAGAGGAGTGTCCGTTTTGAGCGAAGCATTAAAGATTTACGGAGTGGTTCAGTTTGTAAAGAAAGGAAGTCCAACCATGGCTACCTTTATCATGGATGAGAGGCTTTTAAACGAAGACTATGACGCAGTGCCAGCTCTTGTTGGAAGCGTTTTAGATGGGATGAACTGGAAGGCTGAGAATACAGACGTAGAAGTGAAATGTTACAAAGTTGTTCCGTCCTGGGAGAAGACCTTCAAATTCGAGGAGCTTGATAAGCTCGCAAAGCTTGGCGTCGCGGAGGTATCCAAGGATGAGCCAGGAGCCTGAAAAGATCTTTGTAACCTCTGATACGCATTTCTTTCATGAGAACATTATCAAGTATGAAGAGAGACCTTTTCAGACGGTAGAAGACATGAATCATGAGCTCATTAAGAACTGGAATGAGGTGGTAGAGCCGAACGACCTAGTCTACTTCCTTGGCGACTTTGGTATGGCGCATCCAGAGGTCTTAAGAAAGATTCTATTCGCCCTGAACGGACAAATCTCCATCATTAGAGGCAATCATGACGACTCAATTACCAAATTGGTGGATATTGGTTTTTCATTGGTAGCAGACCAGGTGCGTCTGGAGTATTACGGATACCTGTGCGTGTTTAGCCACAAACCAGAGCTTATGGCTCCCGGCGCCGGAGTGGTTAACATCCATGGACACATCCATGGGAAAATACGATTCAGAGAGGGATCTATTAATGTATCTACTGATGCCTGGGGTTATAAGCCAATTGAATTAAGAGACTTAATTAGACAATATAAACGATACAATGCGAGGCTAAAATGAATTATCATGTCAAGATCTTTTATCTAGACGGAAAAGATGTAAGTGTTATTTTGAGGAAAGAGGACGTGAACAAGTTTCTTGCTTGCGTTAAAACAAACCAACCATTTTGGGATGACAAACTTGAAGGAGCCTTCTTTTCTCCAACAGACCACATTAGATACGTACAAGTCCAAGGGAAGTCTTTGGAAGGAGCTGAAAGTGAACCGATTGCAAGCGATATCAAAGCTGATGGATCTGAAAGCGCAGAACGCAAAGATGTTGCAGCGCCTTCACCTTCAAAGTGAGATAATAGATTCCCTCATTGAGTTCCTGCAGGAAGATGATGAGAACATAGCGACGCGGGAGGCTACGGATAGGTTAGAAGCCATCTTTAGAGGTCCCGCTCAAAAGAGAGTTATTATTTAACCCTCCCGGAAGGGCACGAACCACAGGGTCATAATGGACGACATACAATGGAAGTATGAAAAGAGATTAATAGATGACCTTGAAGAAAACAGCGTCAATCCCCGACGCCTTTCAAAAAAAAGAGCCGACGAGCTCAAAAAGTCAATCGAAGACTTTGGAGTCTGTCAGCCGATTGTCATCCAACCCGAAGGCTTCGTTGTTGGAGGTCACCAAAGGATTCGCTCGATCAAAGCCATGGGGTATAATGAAGTGGACTGTGCAGTTCCCTCTAGACCTCTGAGCCGTGAGGAAGTCTCAAGGCTCACGATCATACTCAATAAGGTTCAAGGGGAGTTCGACTTTGACATGCTTGCTAATCAATGGGACCCCGACTTACTCGTTGCCTCTGGGTTTACAGAAGAAGAACTTCACACGAATATAATTCCCGAACAGAAACCCAAATCCCTGTCTATTAACCTAAAGTTCGAAAATGAAGATGACTTGCGTCATATAGAGCGAGAGCTTGAGATGATGATTGGGCAGTTTCCGAGCGCTCAAATGAAGGTAAAGGTGAAATAATGGCAAAAGCTAAGTCGGTAAAAAAGAAACCATCAAAGAAGACAGTGACGGGCAGACCTAGAGGGAAGATGGGACGCTCTGTCGTCGCAATTGACTGGAAAGCGGTTGATCACTATTTGAACGCGGGCTGTTCTGGGATTCAGATCTCCTGTCATCTTGGGATTCACTTCAGAACTCTTTACGAAAGGTGTCACGGAGACCATGGTATTCCTTGGGATGAGTACTTACACAACAAGAAGTCTCAAGGGCATTTGATGGTGCTGTACAAGCAGTTTTCCAAGGCTGTTAGCGGAGATAACTCCATGCTTATATGGGTAGGTAAACAGCAATTAGGTCAGCGCGACGAGATGAAAACCACCCATCAGTTTGACGGAAAGCTTGGGAATTTGCTGGATAACTTAAAGAATATAAAGTCGGAAGAAGATTTTGAAAATAAGGATGTGAAAAACTCAGATGAGTCTTGAACAGCTAAGCAACATGCAGATTAAAGCTTTTCAGGACTCCGATGCTAGGATTAACATCTTTGAGGGTCCTGTTCGAGCGGGAAAGTCGTTTATCACTTTAGTTCGATGGCTGGAGTTCTGTAGGAACGGTCCTCCTGGTCCTTTGATTATATGTGGAAGAACAGATAAGACCATCAAGAGAAACATTATAGATCCTCTTCAAGAGTTGGTAGGTTCAGCGGTAAACTATTCGATTGGAAAGGGCGAAGTTCACATGTTTGACCGCGTGATGTATGTAGTAGGAGCGAATGATGACAGGGCAGAAGCTAAGATTAGAGGTTCGGAGTTCGCAGGAGCGCTTCTCGATGAGGCGACGCTTCTTCCTGAGTCTTTTTTTAAAATGCTTCTTTCTCGTTTGTCTGTTGCGGGCGCACAGTTGTTCGCGTCCACTAACCCCGATTCACCCTACCATTGGCTTAAAAGAGACTTTATTGATCGCCAAGAAGAGCTCGACCTCAAGGTCTTTTCCTTCAGCATCTACGACAATCCCTCACTGGGAGATAAATATATCAAAGACTTGTCTGCTGAATACCAGGGCCTTTGGTATAAACGGTATATTAAGGGAGAGTGGGTATTAGCGGATGGTGCGGTTTATGATTTTTTTGATGAGGACTATCATGTTATTGCCATGCCTCGTACTCCTGCTGATTATTACATTGTTGGGATTGATTACGGCACTACTAACCCCTGCGTTTTTAGCCTTATTGGTTATAACCCTGGAGGCTACCCCAATATATGGATGGAAAAAGAATACTACTTCGACTCCAGAAAAGAGATGAGACAGAAGTCAGACTATGATTACTGCAACGACCTGATAGACTTCATCGGTGGCTTCAATGTAAAGCGGATTTACATTGATCCTAGTGCGGCTTCTCTAAAGCAAGAGCTTAGGAGAAATGGGATTTATAATGCAGTGGATGCTAAAAACGATGTACTCCCCGGAATTAGATTCCAAGCGCAGCTAATCTCTAATGGAACATATAAGATTTGCGCAAATTGTACGGAAACGTTAAAAGAATATAGAAATTACTTGTGGGATAGTAAAGCCTCCAGCCGAGGTGAAGATAAGCCGATAAAGCAGAACGATCACAGCATGGATGCACAGAGATATGCGCTTTACACCCACTTCTTTAATAAGAAGAGGGGTCCCGAGTTTACGGAAGAGGATGCGGAGCTTTTAGAAAGGATGTATCGATGAACTTCAGTCTGAACCAAAAGGAACAGATTATAAAAATACTCGATGATATGTTACATGTTTTAAAAGAAATTACCGAGATTTTAGGTCGCAACCCTGCTACACGCGAGGCAGATAAACAAAGGAAGAATCATGAAGAAACAAAGTAAATCCAGTAAGATGGACGAGAGTCTAGGAATGCGCCGAGGCAAAGAGTCTGGCAAAAAACAAAGTTATAAGTCCCGTAGAGATGAATCTACTGGAATGAAGAAAGCTATGAAGAAGAAGAGGAAAAAATAATGCTAAAAGATAAAGTCTATAATGACATGCCCAGAATGCAGAGAGAGAAAGAATCTACTTATTCTAGGAGTCCTATTGTAGCTCATTCTCCTTCTTTTCAACAGCCTGTAGCGGAAGCTATGGAGCAGACAGCTTATGCTTTAAAACAGAGAGAACACTATGGCAAAAAGTAAATGGATTCAGAAAGCTATTAAAAAGCCCGGAGCTTTAAGGTCTGCCTTAGGTGTAAAGAAGGGTAAAGATATTCCAGCTT